ACGCCAACGCCGTGCCCTGGTGATTGCCGACAACAAGATTGCCATGAATGCCGGCTGGGATTTTGCGAAGCTGGGGGACGAGCTGAGTGCTCTGGTCGGTGAGGACTTCGACCTTGGGTTGACTGGCTTCAATGAGCAGGAGCTGGACGCTTTGCTCAAGGACGACATCGGAATCCTTCCGGACGTTTGGGGACAGCCGGAAACGGTAACCGTTCAACAGCACCAGCGCCGTGTCGAACATGTTTCGAATGGACTTCGCTCTGACGATGAAACACCAGCGCCGGCACAAGCTCCTGTTTCACAGCGTGGCGATGTTTGGGTTTTGGGTGATCACAGATTGATGTGCGGAGACAGCACCAACCCTGACGATGTTACGGTGCTTATGGTGGGCAAGAAAGCCGACATGGTTTTCACGGATCCACCGTACAACGTCAAAATATCAAAGCTTGGAGTTGGTGGGAACGAGGGTTCTATCGGTTCGTTGCATGGCGAGTTCGTCATGGCATCGGGTGAAATGAATGAGAATGAGTTCACGGATTTTCTCAAGAAGGTCTTTTCAAACCTCGTGTCAAATTCCAAGGATGGCGCTATTCACTACGTGTGTATGGATTGGCGACACATGCAAGAAGTAATCAATGCCTCTGAAACGTACGCTACAGTAGGGGGGGGGAATTGTCACACCTCAAGCAACTGATTGTTTGGAATAAAGACCGTGGAGGAATGGGGACATTTTACCGAAGCAAGCATGAACTGATTTTTGTCTTCAAGGTTGGACTGGCAAAACACACCAACAACTTTGAGCTTGGACAGCACGGGCGCTTTCGCACCAACGTTTGGGACTACCCAATGGTGCTGACATTCATGCATCGAAAGGACGAGGGAGAGGGAGATACCTCCATGCACCCAACCGTCAAACCAGTGAGCATGATTGTTGATGCGTGCCTTGATTGTTCGAATCCAGGTGAAGTTGTACTTGACCTGTTTGGAGGCAGTGGCTCGACGCTAATTGCGTGCGAGAAAATCAATCGAAGTGCTAGGCTTATGGAACTTGACCCAAAATATTGTGATGTAATCGTTAAACGTTGGCAGGAATTTACGGGCAAAACCGCAAGGCATGCCAACGGAAAGACATTTGAACAACTAAAATATGAGCGAAGCTAAAGGAGTTTCAATACGAGAATTTGCACGGATCGTTGGCGTATCGGACATGGCAGTCCGAAAGGCCATCGCATCCGGAAAGATAGTCGAGGCAATTGACTACACGAACCCACAGCGCCCGAAAATTGACCCAGTCAAAGCGGCGCAGGAGTGGGGAAAAAATTACGATCCGTCGTATGAGCGTTCCGACAAGGTAACCGAGTCCATCAACGTTGGAACCCACAAGGCTCCAAAGCGAGGCGATGTTGACACGGGCATTCCAAACTTGCCTCACCCTTCGGAGGGCGGTCGGTCACTTGCGGACATCAAGCGCCAAACGGCAGAGGTCAAGTTGCGCCTTGCGGCGGTAGAGCTGAAACAAAAACAAGGACAGCTGGTCGATAAAGACCTGGTGTTTCGTTCGCTGTTTGCAGCTGGGCAGGAAATGAGAACGGCTCTGCAGACGGTTCCGGACAGGTGCATCGATGGAATACTCGCTGCCAAGGACAGGAACGACGCGCACGTAATTTTGTACAACGAAATTACCACGGCGCTCGAGCGATTGAGCGAGATTTATAGACGAGGATTAAACGACGGGAAGGATGAAGATTAACGTACTTGAGGGCTTTGCGGCGGGTGTCCGTCCAATCCCTCTGATGACCATAAGCGACTGGTCCGACAACAACAGGTTTCTATCGTCCGAGAGCTCTGCGGAGCCTGGACCATGGCGTACGAGCCGAACTCCGTACCTCAAGCAAATCATGGACAACCTAAGCCCGAACACACCCGTGACGGATGTGGTTGTGATCAAGGGTGTTCAGCTTGGTTTTACCGAGAGCGGATTGAACGCGGTCGGTTGCTATATCGACATAGCTCCGTGTCCAATCATGTACGTGATGCCAACAATCGAGATGAGCAAGGGGATATCTGAAAGCCGTATCGACCCCATGATTGAGATGTCACCGTCTTTGAAGCGACGGGTCAAGACAGCGCGCTCAAGGGACAGCGGGAACACGAAGTTCACCAAGCGCTACCCAGGAGGAGTGCTCGTTCTTTCGGGTGCCAACTCTGCGGCTTCGCTTCGTTCACGTCCTGTGAAGGTGCTCGTTCTCGATGAGGTTGACGCTTACCCGCTGTCGGTTGACGGGGAGGGTTCCCCAATAGCGCTGGCCGAGAAGCGTACGTCGACGTTCGGAAGCAAGCGAAAGATTTACAAGCTAAGCACGCCCACCATTGAGGGGCAGTCGGTTATTGAGGCGGAGTACGAAAAGACCGACAAGCGAAAGTTCTTTGTGCCGTGTCCGCACTGCGACCATGAGCAGGAGCTCATCTTTGAAAATCTGAAATGGACGGCGGGAGACCACAGCTCCGCGATGTATTTTTGCACCGAGTGTGGGACGGGCATCGAGGAGCGTTTCAAACCCCGCATGCTCGAGGCCGGCCGATGGGTTGCCACGGATCCGGAAAGCAGTACGCCGTACAAGAAGGGCTACCACATCAACTCGCTGTACTCACCGCTTGGGTGGTTGAGCTGGGCACAGATTGCGGAGCAGTGGGAAGCAGCGCAAGACGACGTCAACCTGATGCGCGTGTTCGTGAATACCATTCTTGGGGAGACGTACCGCGATAAGGGAGAGGCTCCACCATGGGAGAACCTGTACAATCGTCGCGAGGCTTACACGATCAACATCGTACCTGCAGACGTTGAGTTCTTGACGGCTGGTGTCGACATCCAAAAGGACCGCATCGAGCTCGAGATTGTCGGGTGGTGCAGAAACAAGCGAAGCTACTCAATCGACTTCCGCGTGCTCGTTGGCGAGACTTCGAACCGTGACGTTTGGGACGAACTGGCAAAGGTTGTCGGTGAGACTTGGACGACAGAGTCGGGAGCCGGCATGCCGTTGCGCATGATGGCTATCGATACCGGTTACAACACTCAGTACGTTTACGACTTTTGCCGTCGCTTCGATGTGACCAGGGTCATTCCGGTTAAGGGGCAGGACAGCCAGCAGGTCATGGTTGCGCCACCTCGCCAGGTCGACGTCACCGCTTCGGGTAAAAAGATTGGGCGCACGAAGGTTTGGCACGTTGGCGTTAGCCTCATCAAGTCGGAGGTTTACGGCTTCCTACGCCAGGAGAAAAACGAGGAGGGAGTTGTCCCTCACGGCTACTGCCATTTCCCACAATACGACACCCACTACTTCAAAGGTTTGACGGCTGAACAGCTGGAGCTCCGCATCAACAACCGAGGCTATCGGGTTTACACCTGGGTGAAGAAGTACCAGCGAAATGAACCACTCGATTGTCGGGTGTACGCGAGAGCTGCCGCATCGGTTGTGGGCTTGGATAGACACGAAACGAACGAGGCATTTTGGGCGAGCATGAAGTCGCTCACCACCATTGCAGTCACTCAAGAACCCGAAAAGCCTAAACAAGTCAGAAGAAATCGGTCGGACTTTTGGTAATTTGAAAGTAATGTTTATATTTGCGAATAAAGATTTCAAAGAATGGGACGAAAAGGAAGTCGAGAGAACGAGGCGCGATTTTGCGTTTACCACCACATACACCCGGTTACTGGTGCCGTTTTTTATGTTGGTATGGGTACATACAAGCGACCTTACCAGCGCGCACAACGTAGTAGGATTTGGAAGAATTACGCAGAGAAGTACGGATTTCCAAGTGTCTCTATTGTTGCGTCAGGACTAACTTGGAAAGAAGCCTGTGATTTAGAGGTTTTACATATCAGCATTTATGGTCGTAAAGACAAAACAGCTGGCGGCACACTGATCAACCTCACCGATGGAGGTGAAGGAGCAGGAGGCAGAGTAATAACAGAGGCTGAAAAGGAAAAACTACGTTTAATACATACGGGTCGCGTGCACACTGAAAAAACCCGCAGAACTATGAGCGCTAGTAAACTAGGAAAAAGTCTGAACAACAAAGAGGGCATAAGACAGCCTGTTGCATGCTATACTAAACAAGGCGTTCGGGTAGCCCAATATAGAGATTCATACGAACCATCCAAAGATGGATTTAATGATTGCATGGTAAGACGAACTGCTCAGTGTAAGTCTCTTTTTACAAAGAATCACTTCTTTGTTTACTTATCAGATGAGGCTTGTCCTGCGTTCATGTCTATACGTCTTCATTTGGCCAACAAAAAGCGTAAAGAATTTTCACAACAAGCAAAAGAAAATATTCGTGAAGGCATACGTCGTCGCGATTTAAATAAACAAACATGCTAATATAATGGCTTGGACACAAACACAACTAGACGCACTTGACGAGGCTATTTCGCAAGGTGCGCTAAAAGTAAAGTATAGCGACAAAGAGGTCGAGTATCGTTCCTTAAACGATATGATGCAACTGCGCGATATTATGCGCCGTGACTTAGGATTGAACACTGCCGGCAGTCTTAGGATACTGGCCAAACACTCAAAAGGTTTATGAATTTTCTAGATAAGACAATCAGCTATTTCAGTCCATCGGCTGGAATGAAGCGCGCGGCTCAGCGCATGGCATTGGAAACCATCCGTGCTTATGACGGTGCAGCTCGTACGCGACGAACTGAAAATTGGAAGGCGACTGGCGCGGATGCAAACTCCGAAGTCAACGGCGTACTTCACACGCTTCGCAACCGCTCGCGCGAGCAGGTTCGAAACAATGTGTACGCTCGTCGTTCTGTTCAGGCGATCTCCAACAACACGGTTGGAACCGGCATTGTGCCAACTCCCGACAATGTAAGTCGCGCTGCTGAAAAGCGCATCATGGATTTGTGGAAGCGTTGGGCTGGTAAGAAGCGATGTGACCACGACGGGCTGTTGAACTTCTACGGAATTCAACGCCTTGTGATGCGTACCGTTGTGGAATCGGGCGAGTGCTTAGTCATTCGTCGTCGTTCAAACGACACAACACTCCCATTAAAATTGCAGGTCCTAGAGCCCGACTTCATCGATACATCGCGTTTCATTCCGAAGACGGAGCGAGGCGGTCGCGTTATTCACGGCATCGAGTACGACCAGGAAGGCAAGCGCACTGGCTATTGGCTTTTCAAAGAGCACCCAGGTGCGTTGAGACTTGGAGGTCTAACATCCAGCTTCGTGAGGGATGAGGACGTAGCTCACATATTTTTCGCTGAGCGACCTGGGCAGGTTCGTGGAGTTCCATGGATGGCTGCTTCAATGATCCGCATGAAGGACTTCGACGAGTACGAAGACGCGGAGCTTGTTCGCCAAAAGATAGCGGCTTGCTTTACCGTGTTTGTGCAGGACGTAAATCCGGATTCGTTCGGAGGTGGACAAACTGAAAACGAGTTAATGTCCAGAGTAGAGCCTGGAATTATCGAGATGTTGCCTCCTGGCAAAACGGTTTCTTTTGCCACGCCTCCAACAACGAACGGTCATGAAAGTTATTCCCGCAAAATATTGCAGGGTATAGCCGTTGGGAATGGTATCACTTACGAAACAATGACGGGTGACCTTTCAAACGTTAACTTTTCTTCGGGTCGTATGGGCTGGTTGGAATTTCAGCG